CATCGTATCTAGCTTCTAACGCATCTAAAATTGCTGTTTTCATTAACAGTTCCATTTTCTCAAAGATTTATTAATCCTTGAATTTGGATCTCTTGCAGTTTTAGCAGACGTTAATCTTTTTTTCATTCCACCCATCCTCGCGCAAAAACTCTTTCTACGGTTGGCGGCTTTAGATCCTTTCTTTAATTTAGATGGTTTAGTTGTAACAGCAGTTTTAAGTTTAGAACCAGGGTTTGCTCTTCTATAAGAAGCAACACCTTTCTTATTCAATCCACCTGATGGATTTTTTCCTGCTTTACGTTGCCACGCTGGACTAGCCATAATTATTTTTTAGCAGTTTTAGCTGATCTCTTTAATGCTTTAGCAGATACTGTTCCAGTACCTTTTCTGCTAGTTCCTGCTTTCTTTCTTTTGTTCATGTAGTAGTAAAGTCCTTTCTTAACTCTTCTACCATCTTTAGTTGTGTGATAAGCGCTACCACCTTTTTTAGCTTCGAAACGTGCTCCCATTCCTTTAGCCATTCCTTTAGCTCTCGCCATTTCATAACTAGATTTTTTTCCGTCTCCGTCAATATCTCTAGCTTTGATTACTTTTTTATTTCCCATGCCAAATCTTTTTGTCATTATTTATCTCCTTTCATGCATTTGCATTTTCGTTTAAAGATTCCGCCTTTTCGGTGTAAACATGTAGCACATTCTACTCCCAAAACTTTATCTCGGAATCTGTTAAACATTATTATCTATTTATTTTACCAGATTTTTTAGCTTTGCTTCCAAATCTTCCGTAAGACTCATCTCTAGATGCTTTTAATTGCTTCTTAGTTCTTTTCTTACGAATTCTCATAGCGATGGATTCATCTTTTCTAGCTTTGTAGCCTTGTTTTTTCTTACCGACTTTTCCACCTTTTTTATACATAGCTCCACCAGCCATACCCATGTCTGAAGGATAATATCCTGACATCATGTCTTTTCTTGCTGTAGACATTCCGCCGCCTCTCATTTTAGCTCTTCCTCCAGTAGCGTATCTTGTTCTGCCTGGTCTTACTCCGTTTTGTCTCATAATGTTAACTCCTTATTTTTTTCCATTTCTGAAAATTTGTGTACCCTTTATACCAAAAATACTACCAACTACAAGTATCCATAAAGACGAAAACCATGTCGGTAGTGCTGCAAAATGTTCAAAGAACACTTTTACCTTATCAAGGGCCACCGGATCGTCACTGAAGACCCCCCATGCGAGCACAATAATCGGCGCGCTTAATATAACAAGCACAAATTCGTCCTTGTAATCGTTTTGACGCGCTTCTAACAGTTTACCCTGGTAAGCTTCTTCGCCACGAGCTTGTCGCTCGGCGTGCAATAGCTGTGCATCAGACATTGCAACTTTCGCTCTCTGCTTGTTAGCATAAATTTTACTACCAGCAGAAACGGCTAATTTAATTGCCGACAACCACATACTAGTACCACTTAACAGTAGATTTTTTAGAAGCTAGCATTCTTTTTTGTCCACCAACTTTGTTTACAGTTGGTTGACCTAAAGGCATTTTAACTTCTGTTTCTTTTGCATAACCATCCGCAGTAACTGAAAAAGTATTTTTTGCATCTGCTTTTGGTGTATCAGACACAACTTCTCCAACGTAATTTGGATTGTGTTTTGTAAAGAATGTTTTTCCTTTTCCCATAGTTTTCTCCTTGTTTGTTTATATACTATCTTTTTGGACCTTTCAAGATCCTTACATCTGCTTGTTTCATCATGTCATTCATCATTTTAGCCTCTTGTGACATCATTTGTTTAGTTAGAGACGTATCAGCCCTTAATTCAGCTAACTCTTGATTTTGATCTAGTTTTTCATCAAACTGTTGTTGACCCATTAATTGTTTAGATCTATCTAAATTAATTTTTTCTTGGTCTTGTTCACGTTTAACATTGTCGTTCATAGCTCTTAAATCTAGTTCTCTTGCTTTTAATTTAGCAACAGGGTCATTACTAAACTCGCCCATAATTTTATTCTCTTCATTTTTAAATTCTTCGGTCATTTCTGCAATTAATTTAGCTTTTCTAGACTCTAAACTCATTGACATTTGCATCATTTGTTGTTGAACTTGTGGATCTTGCTGTAACATTGGATTTTGTTGCATCATTTGTTGCATTTGCATCAATTTTGCAATTTCTTCTCTAAATTCTACCTCTAATTGCTCTTGTGCCATCAAAGAAATGTGTTCAAAAATGTTTTTTTCTAATGTAGCCATCACAACCGGGTTATTTCGAGCAATATTAGTCGCCATAAAGTTTAAATGAGTCGTAATGTGTGCTTGATGGTCTTGTCCTTTAAATGCTTGGAACGGTTTTCCACTCATTGCAAGAATATTTTCACTTGCAGGGTCCATTGGTTGTGGTTGTTGTGGTGGTGGCAAGATTTTATCAATATTTTTTACACCAATCGCTGTATACATTGCATGAAACGCTTCATAAAGATTATGCATTTGTGGATTTGACATTGCAAGTTGTAATTCTGTTTGCGCTAAACTAATTCTTTGTGATTGAGAAAAAATATTTGGGTCTGCAACAGGAATAATATCTACTTTGTCATCAAAATCTGTTTGTTTTATATTTCTTTGACCTCCAACTACATCATACGGGTACTCTTGGGGTAAATAAGTTTTAAAAACTCCTGCTAATAACTGAAATTCACTTTTCATCGCCACATACAATCTTTTATGTATGGCTGACATGACTCTCGAACCACGTTCTAAAAGAGCTATAGTCGTACCAACAGCTGCTTGTTGGTTGCCGTCACCGACCTGCATGTCAGCTATGGCGGCAAACCGTTGCCCTGCCTGTACCACTATACCCATCAACTGTAATAAAGTTGGTGAAGGTTCTTTAAATGGTAAAGGCATAAATGCATCTTTGATACTTCCTCCAGGTGCATCTACATCTCTGAATTCGCCAGGCTGTATAGCTTGTGCCTCATCTCTAACACGGATTCCTCTTTGTTTAAATCCGGCCGGTAAATTACTTAAAGTTCCTGCGTCTAATAACTGACGTAATGCAGTGGTTGCTGTTCTTGATAAACCACCGATCATATGAATTAAACCAAAACCATAAAAACCTAACCCAGGTAAAAATTTAAAATGTACAAAATAATCTATTTTAAGTTTTTGTGGATCATCTACTTGATAGTTTCTTCTAATTGATAATACTTGTCTACTTCCTAATTCAAGAGAAACAATGTATGGAAGTTTAATTCCAGTTGGTTCTCCTTGTGAATCTTTGTCTTCAAATCCTTCTAAATCTAAGTCGGTATGAATTTCTAACACTGTAAAGATATCTTCTTCTCTAGTTTTTTTAACTCCTTCTAATTCTCTTTCTTTTTTTTCTACTTCTGTTTCTTGATTATAACTAGGTGTCAATTCTATGTCTTGATAAAAACCTGACACTTGTTTTTTTCTTAAATCATTCTCAGACATTTTAATTACATGCACAACTGCTTCTGCATCTTCTAAAGATGTAGCAGTGTATGGCACAACTAAATCATCTGCTGGAACAAATTTTGATACAGCTCTGCCTAAGAGTTCGTCATAGTAGACTTTCTTAAAAGCAGAGCCACTAAGAGGGAGATAAAAAAGCATTTGGTCGAACTCGGGTTCGTACTCTTTCATCACATCCATGAGCTGATAGTTCATGAATTCTTTAACTCTGTTTGATTGCTCTTCTCGAGCTCTATCTGCTAATCCAACTATTTGTGTATGCACTGGACCTGTTGCAGGTAATAATTCTTTGTATGCTTGTGCTTGAAATTGTGTAACAGCTTCTGCTAACACTGGATGTGTTGCACCTGAAGCTCCTTGAAATGGTTGTGTTGGATTTTCATATTTAAAACCCAATAAATCTAAACCTTTTGTATAACTATCTTCCCATGCTTTTCTTGAAGACTTATATTGATTATAATTTCCTGAAAGTTCAGAACCTAATTTTCCTAAAACATCTTCTGGTAATAATTCTGCTAAATTGTCAAAATGGCCGTCTGTTCCTGGTTGATTAACTGCTTCAGGATCAAAATTAATTGTTGCACTACCATCTTCTTCGGTAGTTACTTGTACATCTTCTGGACCAACTTGTTCGTTAACAGTTTCTTCTTGAGCAACTGCTATTTCTTCTTCTCCAGGTATTTTAATTTCAGTCTCTACGTTTGGTAGGGCTTTGTCTATTTTTGCCATTTATATTCTCCGAGTTCTTGACTATTGTAGCTTGTTTTATGGGAACAT